CAGTCCCTGCTACTACTTGAGCATTAGTCACAAGCTTTTTAGGATCGGCAGTAATAGCTTTAGTAAACTTAGAGGCATTACTATCTTGTGAGTTAGTACCTGTATCTGTTGTTTGGGCTACCACTTGTGTACGATCTACTTCAGTTGGACCGCGCGTGTCAAATGGATCAAACACAGGGTAAGGCATCTGCTGAATAGGTTCAATCTGCCCTTGAGGAAGCTTAACCAAGTTAAGCTGATCTACTAAGTTAGCTGGACCACCAGCTTGTGCGAACTGTTGCTCTGTGATGGGCATAGCTAGTGTGCCTTGTGCAGCGTTAATAACAGGCTTACCCTCAACAGTACGTCTAGCTGCTAGAGTGTACTTACCCATCTTAGCTGCAGCAGCAGGGTTAGCTGCTAGGAACTGATTGATAGATTTCTCGTCGGTAGGGCCATCGTATCCTAGCGCGGGTAGAATCTTGTTTTGTAATGTCTCAGGTTTAAACCCTGCAAACTTCTTAGCCATAATTATTTATTCCCTAATTGCATCCACACAGATGCAGCTATAAATGATAGCAATGCTACTGTACTTATTCTTACTATAGTTGACCAAATGCTTTTCTTTGTGTCACGGTACGCTTCAAGTAGTGAACGCATTTCGTGTAAGTCTTTTTGTGCGTCATCATCGTTTAAACCAAGAGACTTCAATGCCTCACAAGCACCGCGTCTTGCTGCACGATCAAGCATATCTTCTAGCTCTTCTGGGGTCAAGTTAATAGACATAATTACACCGTGTGAGTTCCAGATGAAGTAAAGTCGTAATTTGTTCCGTTAATGGTTAGACGTACAAACCCATCGTCGCCATCCGCACCGTTACCTGACGGTACACTATAGCCTGTACCACCTGTCCCACCAGAACCTATAGTTACAGTGATAACGGTACCCACATCAACAAGCGATAAAGTTCCTGTTTTGTATTCAGCTTGTGCGCCACCGCTTCCAACTTGGTCATCACTATCCACACCAGCACCGCCAGCACCACCGCCGCCAGCACCGCCACGCTCAAGATCATTGCCGCCGCTGCCTGTACCACCGTCACCACCAGCACCGCGCTCAACACCACCAATCGTTACGCCAGCACCACCAGCTTTTCCAGTTTCATCCCCGCTTGTGTCAGAGAGGCGATAACCACCGCCACCACCGCCGCCGCCTGTGGCTGACACGGTAGTAAATCCTGACCCAGAAATACTAGTGGTTCCACCACTTGTACCATCGCCACTAGTATCCCCTGCACCCCCGCCGCCGCCACCTGCACCAACGACATAGTAAATTACATCAAATGCGTTACTTGTCCCGTAAAAATCAGAGAAGTCAATCGCTCCAGATGATGGAACACCTGTAACCCCAGATGGAACATTAGCACCACCACTATAATACTCTGACATGCTGTGTGGTACAGAGCCACCAAACTCACCAACGATGTCAGTGTTAAAGCTAAGTGAACCTGATGATTTGACTGTCATTATGCACTTCCGTAAGCTGTAATATCACTCTCAACTGTCAAAGCACCTGCAGATGATAACTTAAACCTAGCAACACCGCCGTATAGAAACTTAAGGTCTGATCCAGATTGTACGATTGTCCAGTCACCTAAGTCAACAGTAGTAGCGTTTACTGTGTCTGCTGAAAAATCCTGTGAAGAAGAACCTGCTAGTGCAGCTTTACCGTCCAATGCAGTCTGTAATCCATCGACGTTGCTGATAACGTGATTGTGACTATCATCTGCTACAGTAGCTGTAATACTTACATTAGCACTACCATCAAATGATGTAGAACCTGTGACATCTCCAGCTAACGAGATTGTACGGGCTGTAGATAGTGCATCTGCTGTATCTGAGTTACCTGTAATCTGGCCTTGAATGTCACCGATAATAGTACCTGCAACAAGTGTTTCAGACCCAAGAGTCCAGCGATCATTAGCTTCATCCCATACAAAGCTTTTGTTTGGCTCTGTACCACGCTCGACCTCAATACCCGCATTCTGAGAGGGTGTACCACTTTCGTTACTGTTAAGTGTGATAATATTATCAGCTAGGTTAATAGTCTCTGTGTTAACTGTAGTAGTTGTACCCGATACAGTAAGATCACCTGAAACAGTAACGTCATTAAATGTGACATCTGATGTAGTACTTACTGCCTGTCCAATAGCGACAGTAGGTGTAGCACTCTCACCAGAGTTATTTGTAAGTGTGACACCTGTGCCTGCAACAAGGCTTTCTACATAACTACCTGTTGTATCTGGTCCTAATTGAACAGAATCAGCAGACATGACTACATTAACATCTATGTTTCCGCTTCCGTCTACGCCCGTAGTAGAACCTGTTATAGCCCCTGAAATAGTAAGAGTACGTGCAGTTTGCCAAGCAGAAGCTGTGTCAGCATTGCCTGTTACGTTACCACTGACACCGCCTGTCAGGTTGCCTGTCACATTACCTGTTACGTTACCTATGACATCTCCTGTAACATCGCCAGTAAGATTGCCCGTTACGTTACCCGTTACGTTACCTGTGACATTACCAGTTACGTTACCTGTTAGGTTTCCCGTGACATCGCCTGTAACATCTCCTGTTACGTTACCTGTTACATCACCCGTAAGCGGCCCTGTGAATGCATCTGAATCTACAGTACCGTCAAAAAAGGCATCCTTGAACTGAATACTACTAGAGCCTAAATCTAGAGTGTTTGTAGTTTTAGGTAGAACCTGTGTAGCTGATACAACAAGGTCTTGGCTTGGGCCTACCTTAGTGATAGGTGCGCCCTCACCTGCTGTACCATCGTGTTTGTGTCCTGTGGATGCGTTAAACGCAGATTCAATGGCGTTGTACTCCGCATCAAAGTCGTCTGCATCAATAACGTTACCGTTAGCAATGTTGTTTGCTGTATCCTGACGTGTGTAACCTGCCATATTATTGCCTATCGTTCTGTCTAAATTCTAACAACATAGTGTCGAGTGTGAATGTTGGGTTAGTTGAGTTGTCTTCAATACGTATCGCTACTGTTTTACCTGAACCAATAGTATTTTTACTATATACGCTATCTAGCTCACCGCCAAATGTAGCTGTATTAAACACAGCACTAGAGCTACCATACAAGAAGATCGCTGTACCTGTACTTGAAATAGTAATTGTTTCAGGTTGTATTGTACTTGTGTTAGTTCCAGATGCAAAATCAAACTTCAAGTTCAAGTCTAGGTTCATACTACCTGTAGGTTCAGCATACAGTGTAGTCTTGTAAAACGTCTTACGTGTTTGTGGATCAGTGATGGGCATAAACGGAGATTCATAAATAGATTGAATATTACTACCGCCAAAACTATTGCCTGTGCCTAGCTCATAAATGTAACCATCTTCGTTAGCAAATGCTACAGTCTCTTGATCACCAGAGTAACGACTATCTGCTACATATGCTTTAATGCCTTTAGTTGTTGCCCATGAAATACCCGATGCACCTTGTGATATAAACTTGGTAGCTATCAAACCTGAAGCAACACCTTGCTGTTCTGATTCATTATAAGCAAATATACGATACTGAGCTTTCTCTCGTAGTAGCACAGATGAAAAATTAGATGCGCTATTCAAGAATATATTAGCATCTTTAGCAATAACATCTGATGCAATATCCAAACCAAAGTCACCGATACGATCAGTAGCACTTAGTAAGCGAATACCATCGGGAGCGAGATACATAATATCACCACCAACTTCCTGAATAGTATCACCATTAATACAGCCAATACGATCTGTAATAGGGGATATCTGAAAGTCAGCAGATGTGTTACCTGTTAAACGTTTAATGCTGCTTGTAGTAAAGATAATAAGTTGATCACGAAAGACTGTTAAACCTGTGATGTCCTGACCTACGTTAATACTACCTGCACCATTAGCTGCACTAAAGTCATCTACAGTAAAAGGTGCGGTAAAGAATATGTTATTACCTTTACTATAAAAGGCTGTACTTTTAAATATAGCTACCTGCTCTGCGCCACTTACGTCAGTACTATCTGCTGATGTCATAAACGTCATAGTGTTACCAGACGTATTATAAATAGCAGGATAGTTAGTACCGTCTACAAACACTACCTTATCGTCGCCATCTAGGTTATACTCTGCATGTCGAGCTTTACCGCCGTTTGTACTGGCACTAGTAGCCATGCTAGTCCAAGTAGTACCTGTACCATAATAGTATTCGGTGTAGTTACTCGCGTTCTTACGTGCTACAACAATACGACCAGAAGAGATAACTTTTAATGCAAGTATAGGACCAGAGCCAGTCACTTCTGTTGTGCTAAACTTTTCGTACCCTTTGAGCTTAGAGTAACCACCCTCTTTGTTAGGCTCAAAGTTCTGTAGAATTGTAGCAGAGCCAACAGCATTAGTACCATGCTGCAGTGGTGACAGGTTAGAGATCAACCCGCCACGAAACTCAATAGGGAATGTCTGCCACTGTGTAGCCATTAGTAATAAACTCGTGTGTCACGCAGGTAGTCTGTGCGGTTAATATGTATACTACGAAGGTGCTTGATACCTTGTTCAAATTTATTTAGTGATAACTGTGCAGCTTGCGTGTCACCACGGAATTGATAAACATAATACATCGCACCATCTACGATAACGTAACGATATTGCTCTGGTAGGCTTGGCACATCATCGTGTGATTCTAATTCATACCCTATGCGAAAATATTCATATACAATCTCATATGCTTTATCTGGATTAGGATATAAAATAAATTCACGGCTTGGTGTACGCGCTACGTGTGTAGGTAAGGAACGGTTGTCTGTATCTGTGTTATATTCAGAGTCAGCATACTTCTCTAAATACTCTTCATAGGATAAGATTTTTAACTTGTGTGTACCTACATTTAAAGTGTCATTTCGCTTGATGCGGAATGTGTTCATGTTAATTGTTTTGGTGTCGTAAGGAAAGCCATAACGTGATACACCTGGTACAACAACCTCTTCTTCTTCGCTGTGGTTCCAAGGCCACTCAAACTCTTCTTGGTTGATGTGTCTAATAGCACTATTGACAGCATCTTTAGCAAAACTATAGTAGCCTGTGGCTGTAGAAAAGTTAGACGTAGTAAGCTCTACTTCATTAAGTCTACGGTTAATATCATTAACTAATGAAATGTAATCATATGCCATGTGTTATTTCTCCTTAACACGTAGGAAAATGGAACGCTCATACCGCAAGCCTCCACCAGTAGTTACACGGCAAACAACAGTATAACGCACATTGTTTGTACCTAAGCCAAAACGCGCAGTCGCCACTTGACCTGAGACAGTGCCTTGTATAAATTGCAATCCGTTTACAACAGTCCCATCAGACAACTGTGTTTTGACATCATCCTCATCATAGACGTACCAAGTTACAGCAGAGATAGTATCACTACCTAAAAAGCGTGACCAGTCTACGCTGTAATCGAGTAATTCATCTGGGTCTTTGTTAGGCCAATTTAGTGCCATGTCATGTCCTTATGCTGTAACGTAGACAGTATAGCTTGTCTCATCTTTATTTACGTAAACAGTTGTATTGTTTTCTGCGCCTAGAATATAGCTAACTCTTTGTCTATTATATTGATCTGCTATAGAGGAATAATCAAAAACTACAGCAGTAGGCTCCGATATATTAACAGAAGTTTGTCCTACAGCAGGTGGTATTAAAGCCGTAGCTTGTGCATCTTCATCTGCAAAGTCAGTAAGGTATATTGTTAAGTATGCAGAAGCTGAACTTAGTATTACGTTTACTCTAGTTTCTATACGCTCAAAATCATTAGCTACTAAAGTAGATTCTATAGATGTGGGTGTTAGGTTAGCCTTACCTTTTACGTTTGCAAAATCATTAGCTGTAAAGGATGCTGTAGCTGCACTAGGTGTGATTGTAGCTTGTGCGTTTACGGCACTGAAATCGTTAATGTTAGTAGCAGCAGATACATTAGTAGTAGTTATACTCGCCTTAGCGTCAAAGTCAAGTCCACCAACACTAAAACTAGATAGAGTCGTAGGAAGTGTAATAACGGTCTGCGCATCAATATCTGCATAAGCAGGAGTAGTAAAGGTAGCTGTTGCTGCGCTAGGTGTAACAGTAGCTTGCCCAACTACATTAAGTAAGTCATTGATACTGAACGAAGAGAGTACAGATACTACAGATGTAGTAGCTTGTGCATCTACGTCACCAAACGCATTAGCTAAGCCTGATGCTGTAGCAGAAGGAGAAGTTACGTATGCTATAGCTTCATATGCAAGAGTACCTGCGTTTGAGTTCCCTACTGTCGTAGATAAATAACCTAATGCAGCCAGTGCAGCAGTAGATTGGGAAAGAGGTGCTTCTGATAATGCGCTAAAGCCTAGCATCTAGAACTTCCTTATCTGTAACGCTTACGCTGCCAAAACCATTTTCTATAAGGGGAGTCAAAACCCTGCAACACAGACATTATAATACCTTTTGAACTAAAGTCTTGTGATGTTACACTACTAGTCCAAGACTCTCTTTTAAAAGGTATTGCTTGAATTAAGGGTTCACCTACATGTAATCTACACTCATCTCCATTAAAGAGGGCAGGAAAATTAGTTGGGTGTTTATACATATCTGTATCTACTATTGCAGGTAATATGGTTATATTTGACTCATGGTAGAAAGGAGTAAAGAATAAAGTTGAGTACCCTTTAGGTGTTATAACAGTCCAAGGACAATTAAATTTAACTAGTTTTTCTGTATCTGTAAATTGTTCTATAGGCGAATCTTTAACTTGCTCTATTCCATGAAAGTCAACACCAAAGCCAAACGCACCTTGTCTATGTACAGGAGATATATCTGTAAAAAAACCATTACTGTCTTTTCTTATTAAGATATCACTCCACATGGGTATAATGTAACCACTAGTTAGATAATCACGAACAGGAAGACAGTGTTTAATTGTATTTGTCTCTGCTCTAATAGTGCCACCCTTGATGGTTTTTTCTAGGTGTTCTGCTGTCTTACTCATTTTTTTGTACCAAGACGGTACGTACTTACCTGCGGGTTTAGGTTGAGGTATATAATCAGCAAACCTTTTGTCTACATTAAACTTTATATGTGGCATTGTACTATAAGTACGCTCCTGCGTACCTGCTCCTTAAATCTATGATATAATCTAAGTATAGATCAATTTTAGAACGCCAGTCAATGTCTACAGAAGGATTTATTATACCAGATTTAGGTGAAGCAAACGCACGTCTTGCCCATGCAACAGGGTCTTTTGTTGAGAATAGGTAGTATCCTATATGACCAAAAGAGGATGTGTCACGGTTTTGCCAAAGATCAAAATGTCCAATCTTTTTACCTAATATAGATGCTATTAATGTACTCTCACTTAACATGGTGGTATATACATATTCGCTATCTCGCATTAAAGAGAAAAGATCGCTGTTGTCAGGTGCGTAGTTTATACCGCCTAAGTAATCACTAAGTTCATCATATACTTCCATGTAAGAAATAGGATGCTTTTTAAACACAACATTATGTCTACCATGTTCAAATAGTATTTTCTCAATCTTTCCTACACAACAATGTTTTTTTAGTTTATTACCCCCGGGTAAAACAATAACAACCTTATAAGGTTCTACCTCTTCTTTGTCTGTATATACGTACTTAGAAAAGCTACCTTCTTTTTCAATGGTGTCTTTAATGTAATCTATGTGGTCATATTCTAAATATACATTATCGGCATAGGCATCTGCCATTTGGCGTAGCGACTGTTCGTATGCAACAGCGTGTAACACAATACAACCCGCATACGTAGTGTAGTTTATAGTGCCAAAATGTAGAGGCTCTTTAGCTGTAATATCATATTCTAAATGGACACCTGTTCGATCTCTTATAGGTTGAAACGCTTCTTTTAAATAAGCCTCTACTTCCACTAAAGATTGATGTTTAGGTGACCACGCCGTGCCTACATCTGTGTAACCTTTATCTTTTACAAACTGCATCTGCTCTTCGTGTGAAGCAATAGATGCTGCATTTTCTCTGTCTAGTAATTTATTATCACGCATAAAAACTCGTTGTCCTACTTGTTGACCGTGACGTGTTAAATGTCGTAGTCGTTGATCTGGACGTATTATACGTGGTTGTCGTAGATTTACTAGTACTAAATGTCGTTGTAAAAGTAGAGGATGTAGAGTAAGTAGTAGTAGTACTACGTGACGTAGCGAAAGTAGTAGTAAAAGTAGAGGACGTGCTAAAAGTAGTAGTAGTACTTCTAGTTGTGTTATAGGTAGTAGTAGTACTCTTAGATGTGTTATAGGTAGTAGTAGTACTCTTAGATGTGTTAAACGTAGTAGTAGTACTCTTACTTGTGTTAAACGTAGTGGTAGTGCTGCGGCTAGTAGCAAACGTAGTAGTGGTACTACGAGATGTATTGAAACTAGTCGTAAAATAGTTTGTTACTGATTGGTATCTATTTATGTCATAGTCCCATTCGTTATTATTATTTTCACGCCAAAGGTTATTACCTCTATAGTAAGTCCAACCACCTGTACTTACCTGAGCATTTATAGCAGCATTAAATCCTGCATTACCATTACCGTAGTTATTAGGAAATCTAACATACGTAGCGTTAGAAGACCATCTTACCTCAATTTGGTTTGGAAAAGCATAGTTGGGACGATATATACGAAATAAGTTACTATTACTGTATGGCCCCTGATACTGATTTGTTGTGTTAGTAGCAGATGTGGTACGTGATGTACTAAACGTGGTAGTAGTAGCTCTAGATGTGTTAAACGTAGTAGTAGTACTCTTACTTGTAGAGAACGTAGTAGTAGTACTCTTACTTGTAGAGAACGTAGTCGTGGTTGATTTAGAAGTAGAGAACGTAGTCGTGGTTGATTTAGAAGTAGAGAACGTAGTTGTTGTACTTTTAGATGTGTTAAATGTAGTTGTGGTACTACGACTTGTATTAAACGTAGTGGTAGTACTCTTGCTAGTATTGAAAGTAGTCGTAGTACTACGTGACGTATTAAACGTAGTTGTAGTGCTACGGCTAGTAGCAAACGTAGTCGTAAAAGTAGAGGACGTGCTAAAAGTAGTAGTAAACGTAGTCGTAAACTCTTTTTTAGCGAAGAACCCTATGCTCATTACGCAAAGTCCCCAATGTAGTTCACTAGAATGTTAGAACCGTCTAGTACATAATATGATAATACACTGATCTCGTTAGCACCTGTAGACTGTACAATAGATGCACCGTTTACTGGTGTTTTACATGCAGCAGGTAGTGTAAAGCTACGTCCACCTGTGGCATCCTGCTTAATGATAATATTACCAAAACGTCCTGCGTTGATATTACTAAATGCAAAAGTAGTGTTTGCACTCATGGTAATATAGAAGTTGTTAGCATTTGCTAGGTTTATCGTAAGCGTACCGCCTGTTGCAGATAAGCTGTCTTGGTCATGACGTAGCGCACCTGTCATAGTGCCACCCGCTTTAGGCAAAGCTGCACCTGCTGTTGTGTTCAGCGTTTGAATGTCAACGCCATCAACTGTGCCTGATACGGTGACGTTGCCCGTGATGTCTACGCCTGTGCTGGTGGTGTTGAACTTTGGACTGCCATCATAGAACAGCCGCACTTGTGCGCCAGCCGTTGCATAAATCATATTTGCGCCAGAAGCACTTTCAATCTGCACGTTGTTTGAGCCTTGTAAATACAAGTCACCTGTCCCAGCATCTTTTACATAACTATTAGATCCATCATGGTAAATCTGTAGGTCAGACCCAGCGCCGAATATCGCTTTGTCGTTATCACCGAATGACAAGTTACCTGTCATAGTATCGCCAGTGACATTCACAAAACGGCTGTCTGCTTCTGTCTCTGTGTAGTAACGACCATCTAAATTGTAAGATGTCAGGCCAGTAACGTGTCCATATGTGTCTAGTGTAACGTCTTGAATGACTGTGCCACCAGAGTTGTTCACAGAGCCTTGGCTAGATGTGTCAGTATGGCTAAAGGTTGTACCTGATAAGTCTAACCCTGATCCTGCTGTATAAGTTGTGTCTGTTACAGTTTCAGTAGCAGACGTTAAAGCTGTAACATGTCCAAAATCATCAAGGGTAACATCTTGAATGTAGGTACGCCCTGAGTTGTTAACACTTGCCTGTGTAGAAGTATCAGCGTGTGCAACAGCGTCAGCAGTAACAGAAATACCGCTACCTGCCCCTACGTTAAGCGTTCTATTAGCTGATAAGTCTCCACCACCAGTAAGACCATTACCTGCAGTAATAGTAGTAGTATCATCTGCTTTATCATCTAGTGCTGTCTGTAGTCCGTCTACGTTAGATATAACGTGCGCGTGTGAATCATCTTGTACAGCAGCAGTAATAGTGACATTAGCTGTACCATCAAAGGAGGCACTACCTGTAACATCACCAGAAAGTGAGATTGTACGTGCTGTCTCTAGGGCTGTAGCTGTATCAGCGTTACCTGTGACATCGCCTGTCAAGTTACCTGTTACGTTACCTATAATGGCTGCTGTGACTTGATTAAATGTAACGTTAGCTGTAGTGCCTACATCCTGCCCAATAGAGAATGTAGTACCAGCAAGAGACATACCTGTGCCAGCAGTATATACGGCTGTTTCAGCAATAACTGTAAATGTAATATTAGTAGTACCAAACGTAATAGTACCGCTGGTGTTCATCACATAAAGTTCACCTGCACCTGTGTCACCTTCTTTAACAAAGAAAGCATCACCTTCACCCATAGCATCTGGGTCTGATGCACCATAGCTGTCTGCGTCTGTGGCACGTGTAAGTACCCAAGCAGTAGAGCCATCACCTACAGTAGTAACTGTATAGACACCATTGTGTGCTGCATTAGTTTGGTTATATACAAGTACACGGTCAGCAGAACTTAGAGCAACACCATCAATAGTGATAGCTGCATTTGTACCTGCGTTAGTAAGGGTAGCACCTACACCTGATGAACCATTGTCATACGTAGCGTTTAGGTTGCTTGGTGCTTCAACACGTACAGGTGTGTGGTAGTGGATACCTGCTGCAGCAATCGTATCTACATACTCTTTAGTTGCGGCTCCTAATGCGGTAGTGGGATCAGCATTCAGGATAAGGTTACCTGTCATAGTGCCGCCAGACTTCATCAAAGCCCCAGCAGCAGCTACAGTAGTTGCGTCTGTTACATCTGCACTTGTGTCGATACCGTCTAGTTTTGTACCATCTGCTGCAACATCACGTCCATCGACTGTGCCTGTTACAGTAATATCTGCGAAAGTGACATCCTCACCCGCTACAACAACTTTGCTTGCAGGGTATGTCATGAATATATCTTTAGTACCCGCAGAGAAGTTAACGGCTGATGTACCATTAGACCCTGCTAGAACTGTTGTACGTGTAAGTGTGTTACCTGTATTCCACGTACCTAAACCTACTTCCCACTCATCAGTACCAGAAGTAGTATGCACAATGGCGTAGTAAGTCGTATCACCGTTTGCCATATAAGAGGTAAACGCATCAAACGTTGCAGCAGCACCGCCTAGAGATACAGCACCTGTACCTGTGGTTGTTGTATTCTCTTTAACACGATCTTTAATGATAAACGCCATTGTGTAATACCTTTATTAGCTGATACGAATAACTGCGTTAGATGCATCTGCTGTTGGGAATACAACAGTAAAGTCACCTGATGTAGAAGTTACTGTACTGCCGAAGTCAAATACTGCAATAGCTTTGTTGCCCTGTGAACTATTATAAATGATAGCACCGTCAGCAGAAATAGTAAGGTTACTAAAAACCTCGTCTGCAAAGTCAACGATTGCAGTAGAACCAGAGAGCGAAATAACTGCGCTGTCTAGTGCTTGCCCACCTGCTGTGTAGTTAGTGCCTACAGCTTCATCTGAGTTATCTGTAATGTCAGAGTAGTTAGTTGTAGATGCACCGTATGTACCAGTAGGCGATTCTTTGATAAGAGCCACTTTTAGCGTATCTGTATCAAGATCGTGAACACCCCCAAGAAGTTCTTGCTTGAAGCTGTTGCACATTGCCGTAGTAATTGCCATTGGGAATGTCCTTTGTTATAAGCACAAAGAGGCCAGCAAATAAATGCCAGCCTCCCTATTGACTTAGATTATGCTGCGTTGTAACGTGCTGTTACAAGTGCCTCTGGGCGTAGAATCTTACGTCCATATAGGTGCATACCGCGAACGATGTCTGCGAATGAATCTGGGTCACGGTAGTTCTCAACTTTGTTGATTTGCTCCGCTGATGCTACTGCATCGTCTTGACCTGCAACGATAACACCGTAGTTGTCGTCCTGACCTGTTGTACCTGAAGTACCTGGGCCAGTACCTGCTGATGGTAGGTTATTAGAGACATACAAACGGAAGCCATGGATGTTGTTTGCCATGATGCCGTTCATTAAGCCTGAACCACCGAAATCAGCGTTCAATAGGCGGCTGTCTTCGTCTTTAAGCAACTCGATAAATACCGGGTCAACTACGATCCAACGACCACGTGAGTCAACATTTGCTGTGTCCATCTGACGAGCCATACGTGCGATGACTGCTAGAGGTGATGCAGTTGTTGCTGACAACGCTGTTGCACCTGGTAGACGTGGTGCTAGAGGAATAGAGTCACCTGTTCCACCTGAGTCAGCAGTTGTGATGTTGTTGATATCACCAATAGTTAGGTGGTTCGCTGTTAGGAATTCACCTGTTAGGTTACCTGCAGTGTCGTGCTGCGCGTCACCTGATGTAGAGGAAATCAAAACACCTGCTGATGTGTGACCAGACAAGTAAGACAATACGTCTGCGTCCATTGCGTCAGCCATTTTGTATGCTGCACGATCAGCAGCTAGGCTAACGTAATCAACGTTTGCGAACTGGTCTTCGATGTCGTCCATTTTGAACGCGAAGTAGTTTGCTTTGTCGATTGTTAGAGAGAAGTCTTCATCGTTCAACTTCTCAACAGAAATAGCTGTGTGACGCTGTAGAGCGTTTACAGTTACATCTGGTTCTTTTTGGATGCGAACCACATCGCCTTGGTTGGCGATCTCACCAAAGTAAGAGTTGTTTGTGATTGCGTTTGTGACAGCAGCTTTGCGTAGTGCAATCTGTGCCTGTTTTGAATAAATAACTGGAGACCAGTTACCGTCAAAACCGCCTGATGCGGAAGTAATAGCCATAGTAATTTCTCCTTATAGATATGGCGTTTACGATTAACACGATATCCACTAAAGAGGCCAACGTCTTCGGGTAGTCCTAGAAGGGGCCGATTCTGTATGGGTAAGTCTTTTTGTGTGGCTTAGTGCTTAGTGAAAAGCATACACACTTATGTATTGTGTATATGCTATAGTTGTATTCACGAATTAAGTAATGTCAATTACTTTCTTGTGATATCGTAAATAAACTTACCTGAGACTTGTGCTTCACGAATTTCGTCTGCACGCTTCTCGTATTCTTTGATGCTCATCTTATCTACTTCTGATTCACGTAACCAAGTTGAGCGATCATCTGCTTGTGGTGTGGCTGAGCGTTTGCTCTTCACAGAGCTTGCAGCACCCTTATCAGCATCGTTGTTTTTCTTTGCGGTGATACCTTTGTCCGTTTTGTAAAGGTCAATCACACGAGCTACAGACCTAGCGTCATCCGTGTTCTCATACAAAGCGTCTTGTACCCACTTAGGCTGCTCTTCTGCCCAACTGTGGAACGCATCGTCTTCACGTATGGTAGAGAAATCAGGGTGCATCTGTGCTAGTTCAGCTTCTGCTTTCTCGCGCTTAGCTGTAGCACGTAGCTCTTCGATCTCTTTTAGGCGACCATCTAAATCGTTAGAACGTTCTTTAGCTTTTTTATCTGCAATAGCTTCAACCATACCCGCAACATCAGGGTACTGCTTAGCCCACGCTTCTACCTCATCTTCTGACTTAGGTAGTACAAGTTCGTTCTTGGTAGCTGCTTCTAGTTGCTTCTCTAGTTTCTCTAGCTTAGCCTTAAACTCTGCATCCTTGTCTTGCATGTGTTTACGAAGATCACCGTAGCGTTTCTTGAAGTTCTTTTCTTCTGCGCTTAATCCAGTATCTTCTTCTTGTGTTTCGGTTTTCGATTCAGTAGCTTCTGCTTTTTGTTCTGATACACTCGCATCCTGAACTTGGGTGTCCTCAACGCTTTCGCTATTGGGTTCACTATCACTGGTTTCTTCTTCATCAGTTTCACCACGTGCTTGCTTAAGCAGTGCCTCTAGTTCAGCCTCATCTTTGGCAATACGTGCAGCGTTACGTGCATGTGAGGCTGAATCTGTTTTTATAAGTTGGGCTTCCGACATTTATTTCTCCTTATGTTGGGGCCGCCGAAGCGGGTAAGCCATTATAGTTATATGATTATCGGATTGGGGCCGATCACTTTTTCTTCTTAGACGCTAAGCCGCCTTTCTTGAAACCGCGTTGAACACCTCTAGCTTGATCAGCCACTACGTTTTCAATACGCGCACCTTCTTTTAATGCTGCTGTTCTAGCGCTTCGCCCTGCGCCCTCTTCACGCATTCTATCTAGTACATCTTGTGTACCCTGACGTGCAGATCGTCTTGCTGCCATTACAGGATCATCATCGTCATCCCCTACCATAGGAGTGATAGGTTTACTTGGTGTACTTACTGTACCAAACACTTTCGCGCCTGCTTCTGCTGCAGCTTTTTGTGCTTCTTCAACCATCTCGTCTGTAATACTTGGTACGTAAGGAGCTTCTGTTTCTGCTGTGTAAGCCATAGCCTCTTTAACAGCATCGTCTACGGAAGACTTGTCTACTGTTTTAGCTTCTGGTGAGTATGGCTCTGTTGGGGTAGTAGTAGGCTCAACCTCTTCTGGCACCATCTCAGGCTTCTTCTTGTCTTTACCAAAGAGTTTGCCCATCAAACCTTTTGCACCAGACTTAGAAATGTTCAACATGCTTTCATAGTTAGCACGTTGCTGTGCAGTCAATTCACTTTCTTCAAGTCTACGCTCAATTTCGTTCTCTAGTCTACGCGCTTGATCAGCCATTGCTAGTTTTACAGCAATACCCATGATTGGGTTTATCATACCTAAACCTGCAGCAATAGCGTCAGGCTTGAGAGTCTCTTGCTCTTCAAGCATCTCATTCATCTCAGCCATTGTCAGTGTTGTGTAATCTACAGGCTCAGGTGGCTCAATGTCAGGGCCACCATCGCCACCATCATCAGTTACAACCTCTGACTCTTCTGGCTCTTCTGGCTCAACTACTACAGGCTCTGATCCTACAGGATAATAACCATCAGGAATTTCCTGCATGGGTTCACCATTCATAAACATAATCCAAATAGTATGCCCTTCAGAGTTCTGATATTGCATAGCTTGAACGCCACTACCTAACCCTAAACCTTCTGAGCCAAGCCCTAATGCACCGCCATCGTCGAAACCCGCGACCATGCCACCTTCATCCATGCTAGGACCATCTGGTGTATCCATAACCTCAAGTTCACTTATATCAAACTCTATGTCATCTTCAGGCTCAACGATCTCCATGCCGCTTATAGGCTCTCCACCGATACGACCATTCTCTGCCATATTACGATAGCCAAACTTAGCACCTGCACGTAAGTCTTCAAAGAACTTAACACCATAATAACGAACAACATCTGCAGGTACTACGTACTCATTTTCACTAAGGTTAGCTTCTATATCATCTCGCACCTCTTCAGGTGAAGAACCTAGAGGCACTTCATTTCCTGATACAGGGTCTACACCTATCGTGTTTTCAGGTACATCTTCCGCACGCACGGATTTGAATACCGCAACCATGTCGTCATTAAGTGCCATTTACTGTCTCCCTAAGTAACTTTAGTTTACGCAGAGTAGCTACTGCACCTTGCGCTCTGTAGAACACAGCAGGTTCACTTGCCTGTTCCATTTGTTTATGTTGAAGGTAAATCAAGTCGTCTATGTGTGAGATAAACGCATCCATGAAATCTTTGTTATTGACCCATTGCTTGAGGTGGTTGCTCATTACCTGTAAATCCTTGTTCTCCCGGTGTAGGTGCTGTTCCTACGCCGATCTGTGATCCCCCACCTCCAGAAGTATCAGCTACAGCCTGTGGTCCTTGTCCCTCTGGACCTGCTACACCCTGCTCAGGTGTAGGTGCTGGTGCTTGGAAACCTTTGAGAATCTCTGCTTGTATAGCAGCGTCTGACATAGAGTTAGTAACCTTATCAGGATCAAGGTCCATGCTCTTTGCAATCTCACGAATAATATAATCCATTTTTGCAAAAGGTGCAAGTACTGGGTTCTGTGCTACTTGCAAGAATTGCATCAAACGTTGTGAACGTACTTCGTTAGCCATCAAGCTTTCAGTACCAGATGCATTAACTTCTAAGTCGCCGCGAATAGATTCGTCAAAGTCAAACTGCATGTTGAATGCAAAGAATGCTTTACCTAAAGGACGAATGAGGTAGTCATCAACATTCTTAACCACAGTACGAATAGAACCGTTAGCAGCAGACATGAGCATAGAAATGCCAGAAGCAGTACGCCCAACACCTGAAACACCCGTCTGCCCGTGAGCGAAGCTAGGGAAACCAGTAGACTCATCAGCTAAAACCCGTGCCTTATCAAAGAGTTGCATGTTTTCACCCGCGACATTCGGGAACTTGGTACCGAAGATTGCCTGACCCGGGGCGCCGCCTTG